TCACTTCGACTTCGGCCACCCATCAGGCCCCAGGTCCCGGTCACCCGGCCGCCGGATGGGCGGGCTCACCGGCGGCCTGTCCGCGTAGGGGTAGCCCGCCCCAATGTGCTTCAGCTCGTATTGCCGAGCGTCCCAGCACTGCTGGGCGTAGTTGCAGCGGTCGCAGAGCGGCGGGTCGATCCCGGGGCCGGGATCGGCGGGCACCACGGTTCGCGGCTCCTCGCCCGCGACCATCGTGGTCCACGTCGAACCGGCCCGGCCGCAGCACTCGCACACACCGTCAGGGGTCATTTTTCGCACGGGTGATCTCCGGTTCGGGGAAAGGGCCGGTCAACTGCGACCGGCCCGGTTTTTAGCTCAGAAGCCGTGTGTGATTCCCTTCGTGCTGCAACCATCGTTGACGAAGTTGGAGATGTCGTTGTCCCGCAACCAGTCGCACGCGACCCGAGCAGGGAAGAGGTCGTAACCGTTCCCGTTTCCACCCGGGCAGGTAACCACAACCTTCTGCTGGTCGGGCACCTGGCGACCGAATGCCGCGAACCCCGGCGGCAGATCCGCCCCGCGGAAGATCACCAGGAGGTTCTTTTCGTCGTGTATCACTTGCAGGTAGACCGTCTTCATTTCCGTGCCCCGTGTTGTGCGTCCGTCGTCTCGACACGGAAATAATAGACTAGTCATTTATCTACGTCAACCCCGACTAGTCTTTTTTCTCCGCGCGGTGTAGACTGCCTGCGGAAGTAACCTCTGAGGGGTGCGGATGCCGAGTCGCGAGGGGTACGTTCAAGTGGGCGTGCAGTTGCCGCCCGCGCTCAAAGTTGCCGCCGACGAGAAGCGGGGAGAGACTACGCTGACGCAGTATGTGTGCGAGCTGATCGCGCGAGACACGGGCACCGAGTACGAACCACCGAAGAAAGGCGCGCCGGCCGGAACGCCACGCAAGACGCCGCCGGGACCGAAACCGGGTAACGCAAAGAAGCCCACTGCTAAACGGAGTCGCAAGACATGATCGCCCTACTCTGCCTCTGCGCTCAGCCTGCCCCGCCGCCGACGGTGCAGTTCGACCACATCACCGTAGCCGACGCCCGGCCGTTGAGTGGCGCGACGGTGCGCATCGAGTTCCGGCCGGACCGCCCGGAGCACACTTGGCCGATCGGGGGCGAGGAGCGCACCGTCACCGGCCCGGCCGAGCTGGACGACGGCCAGGAACGGACGGTGGTACTGCGGGGCAACCGGCTCGGCGACCTGCGCACGGGGAAGCGGATACGGGCTGTCGGCGTGCTGCGGGTGATCGACCACCCGGCCGCGGCGGTGAATGGCGTGCTGGTGCCGGAGTGGACGGAGATCCGATTTGAGGAGCGGTGAGCTACGAGGCTTGTTTCTGGCTGGCAGGCGCGAGAAGAGCCTGCATTACCATTAATAAGACGATCGACTGCGAATGGGGCCGTTTATGCTGTGACGCAAAGGAGCAACCGGCAAGCCGCCTACCCGAGAGCTTTACCTGGTAGGGACTGCAACGGAAATTTTGCGTGTATTCAACCAAACATGGCGCACGGTGATGGCGGGGGCAATGGTGCTGGTCAGCGGGTAGATGAAGCCGCGATCATGGACGGTGATATAAGTGACCTGAGACAAATCGGTTGAATTGCAATCTGGACAAGCTATAGGATTTCCAGTCGCTTTGATTGTTGCCTTGCGTTTGTTAAAGGCCGCCTTTAGTTTCTTAGAGATGGCGTAGGTGGGATCGGCATAGCCGATCATAAGAGCCTGCGGTAGTGCCCAAGCGTAATGACCGTTTACAAATCTGAGCAGGCCTTTGTCGCAGTAATCCCTGCCTGCTGGGTGGTCAACGTCTACGGGTTTACATTCCACGAAAAGCCCGTCGTTGGACGCAACGCTAACTGTTCCGTTTCTTTTGATGGAAACGTGAATATCAGGCATGTCATCAAGGTGTGTTCCATCGTAAGACTCAAACTTGGCTTCACGGGTGATACTGAACTGTTCGGAGGTGAAACCTGGCACTTCCGAACCATCTAGAATCCGGTTTACCAAACACGTACGCAACTCGCGAGTAATGCGATCCTCGTTAGCGTTCGTGATGTCGAAATCGCCGTCGGGATGATTCACAATCTCCTGCCATGCCGCAACAACCGCCCTCTCAATCAAGAGGAGGGTCGCTTTGGGATAGGGTTGATGGGGCAGTGAGACGGGCCCTTTAGTATAAAAGCCAATCCGCATGATTTAACCGGTGATTGCGTCTAAGTGCAAACGAATAATGTCACCAGCAAGCAACCTAGCGCGAGATATTGTCCAGTACCGAAAGTGGTTAAAGATGCCAACGACGAGGCCAGAGCTTTCGGTGTGTATAATTTGAGTCGCGCCAGTCTCATCCGCGATCTGAAGAATCTCTTCCATTAGCCGGTACCCCCCATTCAAGATCAGGTCAAGGTTTGCAGCGTTGCTAGCCTTGGTCGTGAGAAACAATACATCGAACGGGGAGGAGAACTTGCCTTTCTCGGCCGGCGATTTGACTTGATGAATGTGGAGCGTCCCAAACGCCGGTGTAACAATGGGCGAAATAGCCTTTGCTAAATACGCAATAAACGTAGCGCGTTCAGCTTCAGTAGCTGGCCTACACGCACGTTCACGGGATCTTTCGTATGGAAGCGCTACCGCCAGTGTGTCGCGAATAACTTGGAGATCATAGTCGCGCAATTGATACAGCTTGGCAAAAAATGTATCAACATCGTCCCATGGTATCGCCGAGTTGCTTTCCAGCGACTCAGACAGACGCATTAATTCATTGCGATCAGTCGGTGTCAGATTTTCCAGCGGCGGAATCGGACAATGTTCTAGGTCGGCCTTCCGCGAGCGACGGCGTTCGGCTCCGAATTCAGGACTCGTGGCCAGGAGATAATAGAGCCAAATGTCGCTATGCACGAACAGGTGGAGATAGCGAGCAAGCAGTTCCCCATCCGGATGTCCGGCAGCAGAGTAGCCGTTGAAAACTTCGCTGTAGGCTACTTTGTCAAAGCAGAGGAGCGCGCGCCCAACCTCCCGGCTCTCTCCCGGCGATTGCCGGATGAGCGCCAGTGGCGGGTCGTAAATGGTTGGCTTGCGAGGCCGCCACACTAGATCGCGGGTAAACTCACGAAGTCCTGCAGTGTCAACCTTGAACTGAAATAGGTCAGTAGACGTGAGGTTTGGCCGTCCCTTTAGGAAGGAACAATCGCTGAGCCCATCCTGCTTCTCCGCTAATTGATAGCCTTTCCCACTGCGATTCTTGCCGACAACCCGCCTCCAATACTTGGCGAGCGGCTCGCCCACCGCCTTCAACTTCTCGATTACCTCTACATCGAGCATAGTGCCAATCGAAAGCGTCTTCCAAATCCATGGCTTCTTAGTCGCAAGCGCTGTGTCGATCGGCCGGGTGGACTCCGAGTCGATTCGAAACTGGCCCGCTTTGTTTAGCGCCAGGTCGAGCGGAAGCGTCACGAAGTATGTGTGATGGCCTTGTGGAGGCCGCTCGTTGGTGGCGAAAAGCAGCATCCAAGGTTGATTCATCTTCGGCCAAACCAGCGTGTCTGCCAGATTGGTCCCGTTAATAATTCCGTCCACACGAAGCAGGCGGAATATCATCGCCCGTGCCGCGGCTGGGTTTTTCGCCGACTTTAGCAGCAGACGGGCAGGCAAAGCCATACCAATCCGCCCTCCCGGCTTGCACCACTCAATTGAGCGTAGCAAGAATGGCAGGTCCGGATTGTTGTCCGGGAGGACTACTTCTACACTATTATCGTCACCTACTCGTTTTATTATAGATTCGTAAGCGCCCGCCAACCTCTTGCCCATGTTCTTATCGAGGCTAGTCCACGGAGGATTGCTGACAACTATGTCAAATTTACCGTCAAAATTCTTGCCGACGTGTGCACCAAGGCTGCCGAGGGCTTGGGAATCTGTCGATACACCGTCCTCCCGCACGTTATGGAGAACGCGGCCTCGGAGGTTCTTGAACTTCAATTTGTCCGGTGGCTGCGGTTCCGGGTCTAGCTCGACGGCCGTGAGATACAGGCTCAACGCCGCTAATTTGAGCGCAGCCTCGCTGATATCCAAGCCAACGAGTTGCTTCTCGAGAATCTCCCTGATGACAGCCGTATCTGGCCGTTTCTTATCTGCGGCTGCCCTCCACCGCTCGAGATAGAGGCGACGGAACGAAAGAACCAAAAAAACTCCGGCGCCACATGCTGGATCAAGAATCCGGCAGGCCTCAATGTTTGTGATACCTTCCAGCATCTCATTCAGCAACGTCACCGCGATGTTTCGCGGGGTGTACCGCTGGCTGGTCTTCTTAGCCTCTCTCGGCGTCCACTCCCAACACAGCGCCTCGTAAACTTGGCTCAGTAGACCGACGGGGATGTGGGCAAAATCGAATTCTTGCCACTCCCACTTGAGCATCGGCTGATAGCTGTTACCACGTGGCTGGTGCCCTCTGACCACTGCCGACAAATGCCGGAAGACGTCACCACTGGTGACTGTCGCAATACGCTCGAAGAAAGTGGCGTTGCCCCCGTCGGTGAGTGGCAGGAAATCCCCGTTAAAAGTTTTGTCTAACCACGCACAAGTGTTCGCCGAATTCTCTGCGTCTCGAAAACACTCCGTCCAATCTAGCGCCTTAGGGGCGATCTTCGAGAACGAATAGTTGTCTAAAACCCCGCGATCTCGCAAAAATCGAAAAAACAGCGCCCGTCCGACGAGCGATATCGCATCCGGCCGAAGGCTTTCATTCCTGGCGATCTTGCTTGCGGTGTGCTTTATAAGGTTAAACAACCGGCCAAACACAGCATCGCCTGCCCCGAAGTCTTCGCCCTCAGCCATTCCAAACGCGAGCCGGGAGAATAGGGACCGGCCCTCTGTCGAACCCGGTGTATATTCGACCCAGTTCGGCGTTTTGTCAGTTAGGGAGACTGGCGCGACGGTAATCTTGCCGAGATCGATCCGAGCGAGATAAACTCGCTCCCCGCGGCAGGCGAGTTGACGGAAAATAATCGGGATTTCGTCCGGCTCGTCATGGAACAGGTTATTTTTCGGTGATTGCTGCCCAAGCCGTTGCTCATCAACGAAATACAGGACGGGCCGGCCCTGATACTCGGCGACACCGTCAGGTGAAGGCCGGTTCTTGCGGCGAAGCGAATTTAGGGTGAGGTAGTCTTGAAGATCAGGGGAAGGAACTTGCTGTCCGAAAATGCGGACATTGTCCTCGGCTACTCCGTAGCCGAGCAGTTCGTCGCGCAATTGATTTGCTGACCGGGACGGCATGGGGTTAATGTGGTTAAGACATTCATTAGCGACTGCCGGCAACGATAGTCAGGCATCCGGCCACTCCGGATCACTCGCTGGGCGCGCAGTATCTCTCGCATGTGATTTTGCACAGCGCCCCGTTGGAAGTCCAGGTGGTTCCGGCTTTTCCGTGAAAGAGCGGACGTACTCAGGCCATCCCGCCGGCACAGATTGCCGCGTATTACGGCGGCGCGAAAGATAGATAGGGTCGAATCGCTGAAAATCACAGGCAGTAACGGCCGGACCGCTGGCATTAATGCGTATGTTGCGCGCAGTTGTAATATTCATCACCTCCTTCTCCTCGTGCCCAGTCCTCCAGTCTGACTTTTGTTCGAGAGGTAGGGTACGAGGGTGCCAGTCAATCGGTTCCCTGGTTCCCACCTACCCCTTTGCGATTGGAGTCCCAGGTCGAATGAAACAGTCACGGTTACTGTCCTTGCGCATTCCTTCGGAATTGGGCGAGGTCTGGTAAACGAGCACCGGAACCAAGCAGATCAGTGGGTGAACACGTCGAACATCCGGAGCGCCAACGGCCAGCGGAAGAACAGCGCGGCACCAACCAGCGCGATGCCGGCAGCGCCGGCCAGGTACGCGCCGGCCACCAGGTCGCGGGGGTAAAGGGGACGGTCGAACACGGTGGAGGTCCTCGACGGGCGAAGAAGCTATCTGAGAGCCGGTGCGGGCGCCCGCACCGGGTTGAAGCGGACCACTCAGCGCGGCGTCGGGCACCGACCGTTCGAGCAACTCGGCACTGCGCCTGCCGGAATCACGTACTGCTGCGGGAACGCGTACTGCGGCACGGTCGGGCACGATCCACCCGAGCAGCTCGGCGCCGTCGATGTCCTCGACCAGGCCGCCGGCGAGCTGCTCGGCACGGGCACCGCCGCGGCACCCGGAATGCGCTCGTAAGCGCCCCGTGCGGTGCGCCGCAGCGGGAACCCCTCGCGGTCCCAGCATTCGGCTTCCACGGCCTTCGCGGGGGCCTTTTCCGGGTCCTTTGCCGGCGCCTCCTTCAGCGACTTCCCGCAGTGGGGGCAGGTCTCGCAGTCACACACGGGCGGGGTGGTCGCGCGGATCTCCCAACTCAGCGGCTTCGGCGCGGGCTTGTCCCCGGCGGGCTTCGGCGCGGGCCGGTCGATCTTCTTGGCCGCGCTGTCGATGGCGCTCTTGAGTGCCCCATCTTCGACCGGGCAGGCCATCACGGTATGAACGAACAACGTCCCATCGACGGGGTAGCCGACTACCGCGGCAGGACCGGTCACGTCGTCGAGCACGTCGGTGCGCGCCACCACCGCTCCCGGGGCCGGGTGCGGCTCTTTGCACCCCACGAACACCACCAGCGGCCGGGACTGCTCCGCGGCAACGCGGTAGCCGGTCGCGTAATCCTTCGGCGCTGCCAGCCGCGGGGCCGGTGCGATCACGGGCGCGGGGCGGCCCGCCAGAGCCAAGGCCACACGTGCCTTGCGGTCGCGGTCGGAGTCGGGTTCCGCTCCGAAAATGGAGCTGGTCAGGGTGATCAGAAGTGCGGCGCTGAGCGCCACTCGGCATACGGTTCGCATGTCCAGGTCTCCACAGTGAGGAAGCGGACCTGAACCGGCGGGGTGGATCAGACCCCGCCGGTTCTTCGTTATGCAATCACCACGCCAGCGCGAAAGTGTCTAGCGCCGGCGCGCGGTGTCGTTCTTGCGTGCGAATGATCCAGTCGATCGGGACTCGCCGCGCGGGAAACCCCTGCACATCGGAAAGGGCGAAGCTATCCCCCTGGCGGACCATCCGATCGGCCACAGCCTCATCGATCCAGAACGCGGCCCGGGGCTGATCCTCGGGCCACACCGGGCCGCCGTGGGCCGAATCGCCCCACGAGTTCAGGCAGAGCACACCGGGCCGGCTGCCATTGCGCCACGCGATGAAGCACATCGCGTGCGGCCAGGTGCCCCGCGGCGTGCAGAACCCCTGCGCATCCCGGGTGCCCACCGAGCCGTCGCGGTTGTCGAACCCCACGTCACTGCACACCACCACCGGATAGCCCTGAGCGATGGCGCGCTTCACGTCGGCGGCGCTCTTCACCAGCGCCGCGCCTTTTACCGGATGTTGTCGGGCAACCGCGCTCACCTCGGCAGGGATGCCGCGCGCGCCCCACTCGCGGGCGCGGGCCGGGCTGAACGTGGTCAGGTCCGTGGAACCGATCCGCTCCATCGGCGCGATGCCGCCCACCCGACCCACGTACTCGCACGCCCACCGCCCGAGCGACCCATCCCCGCGGATCTGGCCCTTGCCCACGTCGATGCGTGAGCCGGCATAAACCACCTCGACGCTCACCGGCTTCCACTCAAAGCTCGCGCCCTGGGCGATGGCCGTTGCCTGGACCGTGTCGCACCCGTGCTTCGTGGCGGCCCCGACGCAACAGCCCACGCTGCCTTGGTTGACGTTGGGGTATGCGGTGTCAGGCAGTTTGGCGGCCTTGCGCACCGCGCGGAATAGGAACACGTCGTCATCGCCCAGCGCGGCCCGACCGGCGGGCGTCTGCTCGAAGTGCAGCGTTTTCGTCTGATCCAGGTTCCGCTCGATCACGTCCGGATCGCGAACCCACCCGGTCGGCTTCTCGAACTCATCGAGCCGCTCGCTTGGCGCGGGCGTCGGCACCTCAACCCGCTTCTCGATCTCGCGCACACGCTCGGGCGCGACCTGCACCCCGACGCCGGTGCCTAGCACCAGCGGGAGGATGATTTTCAAGGCCAGAATTGCCAGCCGGCGGAGCCGCTCGCGGCGCTCCGGGTTCAGTTGCGCGTCATTACTCATTCGGCTACCTCGTTGGGGTGGGGCGTGCTGGTACGTTTCGTGAGCGGGGCTGCTCACTTCGCGAGGTCTTCGAGGTGAGCGGCCAGCTTCCGGAACAAGTCGGCCGCGCCCGCCCGCTGGTCGCTGGTCAACTCCCCGTCGGTGGTGGGCAAGACCGCGGCCAGCTCGACGGCCACCACCTGGCGGACCTCGCGCAGCGCCGCCTCTCCGATCAGGGCCGCCGCCGCCTCCTTGAGCTTCAGCCGCAACGCGCCGGCGGTGCTCAGGCTCGAATCACCTGCGAGCTTGGCGGCAGCTCGGTACAGGGCCGCCAGGTCGCGCGCCCACTCCCCCTTCTCCGCGCTGGTGCCGGCACCCGCGTCGAGCGCGGTTTTCAGTTTGGAGCGGAGCGGATCGACCGGGGCGGGTGGCGTCGGGGGCGTGGGTGGGGTTGGGGGCTTCGGCGCGGGGCCGTCGATCCCGAGCTTTTCCAACAGCTCGCGCTGGCGCTTCAGCTCGGCCGCGATCGAGGCGAGCGCGGCCGACTCGGCTTTATCGAGTTCGGCGCGCTGCCGCCGGATGCCGCTGACTTGTTCGGCCAACTGGTCGATCGACTGAGGGGTGGGGGGCTGGGCGAGTGCCCACGCGGGCGCGAGCAGCCCAAAGAGGGGCAGGAGACAGAATCGCATCGTGGGGGCCTCCGTGGGTACCCCCGGCCGATGTCACAGGGGCTCGGACTCCTGCACGTGGGGCTGTAACCCACGAGCGGCGAGCCACGCGACCCAATGCGTCTCGCGGTCGTACACAGCGGGATCGACCGTATACGCGGAACTGCCCGGGATCGCGGCCGTGAGCCCGCCGAGCGCCGCGACCGTCTCCGGGCCGCACGGGGCGCAGCAGCCGTAGGCGGTGAGGGCCACGTCCGACGGGCCGGGGAACGGCACGAGGGGTACGCTGAACGAGTAGGCGCCCGGGGCCGGGGGCGAGGTCAGGTAGGGCGATACGGCCGCTTCCGCGGGGGCGCGGGCGGCGGCGGGGACGATGGCGATAACGTAGGCGGCTGGCACCGCTACAGCCCTCCGAGATAGGCTTCAAGGGCCGATTTGGTTCCGGCGCTGAGCGGATCGCCGAACAGAAGAGAGAAGCCCGGCATTCGGCCCAGGTAATTATTTAAACCCGCTTCCGCACCAATATTCAAAGATGTTGCCGGATAAGGTACTCCGGTTGACCAGTTGATCGTCGCTGGCGCGCCGCCGTCCTTTGACAGCCTGGTTTGCGAAATGCCCGCATCGAACTCAGCTACAAGCGTGAATGGTGTTCCCGCCGTGAAAGTAGTTCCACTGGTTTGTGATAGTAACGTTCCCGCGCCGCCGTTTGAACCGTACAGGATCGCTATAAGCCCTATCGAGTTGGGTGGAATTCTCACATGGTGACCACGGGTAATTCCGCCGACGCTGGAAGAGCCGTAAAGGCAAGCGGTAGAAGATGCTTTGACAGAGGCATTCGCCCGCATCCCGACTGTCACAGAGCCACCCAACGGAACGGGTTCGTTCGCGTTAGCTATCAAGCAATCATCAACCCCGTCGAAACTCAGTGAGTACAGGTTGCCGCCCTCCGAATACAGCAACGGTCGAGCGGCGTCACTCGGGGCGACGAACTCGACGGCCCCTGACGGACCATAAGGCCACACGGCCACGCGCACCGGATCGAGGTGCGAGGACGCGCGAGTCGTCTTCGCCGCGTCCTGGTATAGCAGCCCGTTTGTACGCATCCACGCCGCGAGGACGGAATACGAGGCGCCGAACGCGGCGAGCGGGTTCGTGAGCCCGTCCCGCCGCCGCAACTGATTGATTGCCAAGCCCACTCCCAAACGCATCGCGCGGCCCTCACGCATAGGCGACGATGTCGCTGGCCGTTGTGCCCGTGGCGTTCACCCGGATGCCCTCGACGGGCAGCGGTTCGCCGTTCGAGCAGTTCTTGAACGTGACCGGCGCGCCGTCCTTTCGCACTACCACTACGTCGCCCGCGGTCCCGACCCGCAAGGACCGGAACGCGCGCTCGGCGTTCGCCGCGTTGCTCGGGGTGACCGCGAAGAAGTAGTCGCTCGGGTCGGACATGCTCGCGGGCATCGGCGCGGCTCTCGTCGGGGTGCGGTCAGGCTCCCCCGGCCGATGTCACGTGAGACACAATCACCCGGTCGGCGCGTCCGGCCACGGCCCCCACTTCGGCGCCTGCCCCTTCTTGACCAGCCCGCACGATTCGGTTGCGAGCGGCAGCTTCGCCTCCAGCGGGCACCCGCACGCGGCGCACGCGTCCAGCGCCCGCTCCTCGCACAGGGCGCACTCCGCCTGACGCGATTCGAGCACCTCCAGCGGCACCGTCCGGCGCCCGCCCGCCACGTGCCGCGCCATCGCCGCCGTGTAGTTCATCGCCTGGCGCCACAGCGCCGGCTTCTGTTTCACGTCCTCGGCGCACCGCGACAGAACCATCAGCCCGTGGTTGTTCCGGTCGCGGCGCGTCACCACCCAGCCCGGGTGGCGGTGGCAGAAGGTTCGCAGCGCGTGCAACACGCCCGGGGCGTCGGGCCGGTCGCCGCTCTCCCCGAACGTCTCGGTGCAGTGAACCACGATGTACTTGCCGACCCGCTCGCGGTGCCGCTCCAGCAGGGGCATGAGGGCGTCGGCGGTGTGCTCGGTGTCGATGAACAGCAGGTCCACCGGGGGCAGGTCCGCGGCCGCCGGGTCGGCGGTGCGGCCCTCGAACCGCGCGCCCAGCCAACCCCTCAACCGCGCCCATTGCGGCTTCGGCCGGGGGCACACGCTCACGAACGTGCCGTCCGCCGGCAGCCCGGCGACGAGCGCCGCGTCCGCCGGCTTCATCCACAGCGACAGCTCCGCGGCGCTCGAGCACTTCGCCGCCAGTTCCCGGAGCGTGCCAACGTGCTCGTGGAAGTCGGACGGCTTCGCGGCCGACGCCTCGGCCCACGCGGCGGGCGTCGGGTGCGCGTTCGCCTCGCACGCCGAGCACCCGGCCGGCTTCTGCGCCTTGAACTGCGTCACGTCCACGTTCGACACGGTGACCATCGGGCCGGGCCACCAGTGCCGCGCCTCGCCCCAGTGCGGGTGCCACAGGGACGCGCCGCGCGGCTCGTAGCACACGTCCCCGTGCGCCGTGAACCGGCCGGCGGTGTGGTTCACGTGGACGCTCGGGGTGCCGCTCAGCCCGGAGGGGTCGGCGGGTTCCAGGCGCGCCCAGGCGGACCGGTCGGCGCCGTGGTCCGGTTCCAACACGACGGGCTTTCCGGACTTGGCCTCGGCTTCGGCGCGGGCCAGGTTCCCGAGGAACGTGCCCCAGCGCAAGCAGAGTTGGTGCAGGGGCTCGTGTCGCTCGCGCACCCGCTGCCAGCCGGTGCCGTTGAGCCCGATGTAATCGAGGTGCGACACCACTGGCGCATTCGGGTTGGCCGCCAGGGCATCCCCAAGGCGATCGAAGTACCCGGGCGGGTACAGCACGTCGTGCTCGCAGAACGCAACGGCGTCGAATGCCGAGCCGTCCGCGATCGCAGCCGCGACGGCCTGCCGGATCTGCGCCACGATGGTGGCGTGCGACCGCCTCGACTCCCCGCGGTGCGTTGTGAAGCGATCAAACGGGGCGCCCGGGATCTCCGCCCACCCGCATGCGCTCACGGTCACGTCGTGCCGAAGCGTCTGCTCCTGAGCCTGAGCGACGGACAGCGCGCTCCGCTGGAGCAGCGCCGGCGGGGGCGTGTTGTCCGAGTACCACACCGCCAGGATGCGTTGCCGCTTCGGCTCCGGGCGCGGGCCGCCGAACGGCTGCGCCGCTTCGGACCGCTCCACCAGCCGCCCCCAGGTGTCCGCGGACAGCCCCTTGCCGAAGTGCTCGCGGATCTGCGGGACCGCGTCGATTCCCAGCTCCCGGTGACCGACCAGCAGGTTCCACACGTGGTCCTCGGTGCGAAGCGGGTACGGGGGCGGCGGGTTGTTGTGCCAGCCGGACACGTCGCGGAACTTGTGCCGCCACCGCAGGGCCGGGAGGCAACGAGCCTTCCCGCCGCGCTGTCGCACGAGCTCATGGATGTACCCCTCCTCGCCCCCGAACCCGCTGAACAGTGGGTTGAACCCGGGCCACGCCGCGCATCGCATCAGCCACAGGCCGAGCCCCATCATGGGGATCTCTTTGGCCGTATTGCCGAGCAGGATGCTGTTATCCGTGTCCCACGTGCCCCACAGCCCGCCGCCCGGGTTCGGTCGCCAGTGTGTGCTCAGCCCCCGGCCGTCGTCGTACACCAGCGGGCCGGAAATGATGTCCCGCGAGTCCGGATAACGTGCGATAAAGTCCAGCGCCGCCTGCACCGCGCCGGTCTCCAGGATCACGTGCGAATCGAGGCACATGGCCCACGGGGTGCGGGCGAACCGGAACACGGCGTCCCGGGGCTTGCTGGTGCCGGTGAGGTCCGGGCGGTGCAGGTACCGGCCGCCGACGGCCCGGGTGATCGCCTCCACCCGTGGGTCCCGCTCCTGGGTGTTGTCCACCACCAGGTATTCGACCTTCGGGTGGTTCGCGGCCAGGCCCGAGAGCACGAACCACACGTGGTCCGGCTCGCCCCGGGTCGCCATGCCGATCGTCAGCGGGCTGCTCATGTCGCTCGTCTCGTGAAGCTGGGGCCGGTCAAAACGGGCTGCTGGTGCTGAGCCCGGTGGTTACGGGCGGCGGCGGCGGCGGTGGCGGCGGTGTGGTGGTCGTGCCCGCGCCCGCGCAGGTGCCGTTGCACGACGCCAGGGACATCGGCCCCGTGACCGTGCAGCCCGCGCACTGGTTAATCGGATCGAAGGAGCACAGCGCCGCGCCCCCGGGGCACTGGCAGCAGTAGTAGTCCACCGCCGGGCCGCCCGTCGTGGTGGTCGGCGCGGGTGTGGTGGTGCTGGTGGTCGTGGTCGGCGCCGCCGTCGTGCCGCCGCCGGGGCCGCAACCGTTGGCGCACGCGACCTCGGACGGGAACTGCGACCGCAGGGTCGGGGTCTCGTAATTCTCGCACGGGTGGCCCGGTTCGTTCGTGCAGACGAACCGGACGAAACCCTGGTACCGGCACTGCCAGCAGTAGAACGGTTGCGCGGTGGTGGTCGTCGTGGTGGGCGGCCCGGCGGTGGTGGTCGGCGCGGCCGTGGTGGTGACGGGCAGCGGTACGCACGCCCCGGCCGCCTGGGCGCAGGTGCCGGACGGGGCGCCGGGCGGCACCTGGCACGAGCACCCGCCGGCGTTCCCGCACGGCCGCACCACCTTGTCCCAGCTCGTGCCGCTGTCCGAGCCCCAGATGCAGTCGCCGCACCCGGCCGGGGACGCGGTGGTCACCGCGGCGCACGGGTCGGCGGCGCCGTGGACGTAGCAGGGGGTGGCGGCCTCGTGACCACAAGAGTTCCCGGGGGCGGCCGGCGCGTCGCAGGAGCAGTTGGGCACGCGCGAGCCGGCGCAGGTGTCGCCAATCTTCTCCCAGCGGTCGCTCTCGCCCGCCACCCCCGACACCCACACCCAGCGGCACCCACCGTTGCAGAACGACGGCGGCACCACGCACGGGGTGTGTGCCGGCGCACAGGACGAGCACGCCCCGGCCGGCGGCTGACAGCCGCAGTAGCCGGCGCACCCGTTGCGCGTCTGCACCCACCCGCGGACCGGGTGACAGAACCAGTCGCACCCCTCGGTGCAGTCCGACGGGGCCGGGCACGGGCCGCCCGTCGTGGTCGCGCCGGTGCAGTTTGGGGCTTTGGCGTCGGCGGCGAGGGCGCCACACGCGGTGGTGGCGCAGGCGTCGGCGGCGGGGCACCACGTCGGGGCGAGGCAGTGGCAGTCGGTGGCGCAGGTCGAGGTGGTGCGGGTCCAGATTTTCGAGGAGGCGGAGTAGGTCCACTGGCACGCGCCGGCGCACGGGCCAGCGGTGGTGGTCGTGGTGGTGGCAGTGCCGCACCGACCGGCCCCGTTCGGCAGCGCGTACAGCTCCCATGTCAGCCCGGCGCTTCCGTCGGCCTGGCGACACAGCGCACAATCGCCCGCGGCGAAGGCGTTGCCCAGCACCGCGACGCCAGGATTTTCCGCGGTGCCGTACCGGCCGCCCACCAGCTCGACGAGCGCACCGGCGCCCTGATCCCACACCTCCACCCACTGGTAGCTCGGGGCGGCGGCCTCTGTGATGCGGACGACGAAGAACGGCGAGCTGTAGGCCCGGGGGGGCGCGTTCGGTGGCGGTGTGCGGAATCGGGCCATGCCCGGCCGATGTCACGTTGCGGCGGAGGTTGGCGCCCGTCCACTTCGCGCGCGAGCGGTGGGGCGGTTACCTTTGGTGGTTCGCCCCAACCGAGGCCCATTCATGCGCGCACTGACTTTCCCGGCGATTCTGCTCTGTGGCATCTTCTTGTTAGCGGCGGGCGTTCCGTCCACCGCGCAGGACAAGGACAAGAAGATGCCGAACCCGAACGTCGACAAGAATTACACCGAAAAGGTGACGGTGCGGATCTTCGAGGCGGGCATTCGACCCAACGGAGCGTTGGTCGCGGAACCGGTGAAGGACGTGCGCGCGTTTCGTTACGAGAAGGATGGCGAGCTGTGGTTCTGCACGAAAGCTCACCCGGTCGCCGTGCCGAATCCGAAGACGGAAATCACGGACGAGAAGGGCAACGTCTACGTGGTTGAGAAGGTCGTCAACAACAACGACATCGGGCACAACCGGTCAAAGGTGAAGCCGAAAGCCAAGGACGCTACGCCGCCCCGACCTTAAACAAGTCCTCGAACTCGCGGACCGGAAACAATGCACTTCCGTCGGTGATAAGTGTTTCGTCGGTGATGCGCGTGTTGAGCCCGGCCCGCTGGGTTTGGTAGTAGCCCGACACGTTGCCCGTGGTCGCGGGGTCGAAGAAGTAGAATCCGAGGTGCCCAAAGGGCACGGGCTTGTGAACGAAGGTGTAAGCCAAGTCCCACGAGTAGCCGAGCCCGGTCGGGTCGGGAAGGAGCGTCTCCTCGACGCCCACCAGTTGCAGGGTCAGCGACCAGTAGCCCAGGAAGTACGTCTTGTTCACGGCCCCGAAGAAGCCACGGCTACCCTCATTTCCGATGACGCGGTTGAAAAGTGGTTTTCCCGGCCCCCAGGCATCGAACGGCAGGCGGCGCCAAACGATGCGGAACTTGCGTTGCGGCTCGATGAACCCGATTCCGTAAGGGATCGGCACGCCGGCCGGCTTGCCCGTGCCCGTGTCGGTGCTGTACACCTGCCCCGACGCGCCGCCGGGAAGCGAGATGTAAGAGGGCTCCCCCGACACCGCGCCGCCGGGCACGGCCCCGGGCTTGGTGGTGTATCGCTCCGTTTCCGACTCGGTATCTGCATCACTTTTGAAGCCGAACGGGCACATCTCGAACGTTGCTTTTAGCTCCGCGCGCCAAAACTCCGGCACGTGAACCCCAGCCTTGTACCCTGGGTTCACGTCCTCGATCGAGTCCGGGTCTTCTGGGTCTTCTGCTTCGACCGTGTTTTGCATGAACCGGAACGGCGCAATCTCGACTTTGGTACACGCCCAATTGTTGAACACCGGGTCCCGTTGCGGCATCAGCCGCGAGAGCTTGGTTACCCCGGTGTCGTCGTACAGCTTGCTGGCGCCAACCAAATGCACCGCGGCGTTGTACCGCTGATCCCAATCGCACGAGAAGCGGCGGGTGCAGTACGAGCCGTCCGGCCCGAGCATCGTCGTGATGTGGTCGTGCTCGGCCTTGATCCCGCGGCGGCGCAGGTTCATGGCGATTACTTCGGTGTCCGTGAACGCACGCAGAGAGCCGTTCGGGTTCGTGGGCAGCGTGACGGCCATATCAGAAGCTCCCCCCCTCGAACGCGCCACCGCCACCGGGCCGCGCCCCAAAATCGCCTTCCCCGGGCAGCCACACCCCGCCGCCGGCCGTGAGCGCGTCCACGGCGCGCATGAGCGTGGTCGCGATCGACTGTTGCACGCGGAGCATCTTTTGCTCGATGGGATCGCCGTTTAGCGCGGCCATCTGCACGCTTTTCCCGACCCCTTCCAGCCCGGAAATGGACGCCTTCGGACCGACGCTCAGCGCGAACGACTTCGCCACGTCGCGGAGCGCGCTCAGCACCATCGCTTGCGGGCTGCTGGGATCGGCGCCCGCGCCGCCCCGCTCGCCCTCGGCGTAGCGCAGGTCCGCGAGCCGCCGGGCCTCGTTCTCCCGGTCAACGTTCCGGGTCGTGTACCAGGGCGCGTTCGGGTCTTTCCAGTCGGCGTCTGTGAGCTTCCTGAGTTCCTCGTCGAACAGCCGGAAGTAAGCTTGGGTGTTACGTTCCGGGTCGGACACCGTGTCCCACCCGAGCCCAAACCATCTCCGATCGCCCTCCGTCGCGCGCGGGTCGGTGATGCGCTCGCCGTTGCGGTCGCGGTTGCCGAAGTTGTCCTCGACCCACTTTGCCAGATCCGCGAGCGCCGACGCCACGGTCTGCACGGCCCCGATGAACGTCACGAGCACGGGAATGCCGAGCCCGATGATCGTCGTCAGGAACCCTTCCAGGCCCGGCCCGATGGCGTTGGTGAGTACGGCCGCCGCGGACGTGAACGCGGTGGCGAGTAGCACCGTCGCCGGGAGCAGCACGGGCGCGACGGTCGCGGCGAATAACTGCACCGACTTGCCGAGGGTGCCAAACCCGCTGGTGACCGACCCGAGCGCGGCCCCCAGGACCGCCATCGGCCCGGCGACAGCAGCGAACTTGGCGAGCACGGGCGCAAACATGCTCCCGAGGCGACTGGGGGCAGGGTCAGCCGGGCCGGCCGGGGTAGGCTGTGGCGGTGCGCCGCCGGCGACACCGCTGACCGGAAGCGGTTTTGGGCCGACGACGATTACGGGTTGCGGCCGGTCGTGGATCGGCAACCAGCCGCCGTCGTTGGTATCGCGCTCGGCCTGCTGGTTGGCGAAGATAATCGCCTGGGGCAGCCCGGAGATTGCCCCGGCGAGGAGTTGCAGCGCGGCGGCAAGTGCGGGGTCGTTCACTGTTGCACCCTTTTCTCGCGTTCCTCACGCGCGGCCCGCTTGGCTTGCTCCTCGGCCCACCCCCGCGCGATGCGCTCGGGGTCCGTGATGCCGAGGTAAAAGCACCGTGTTGCGAAGAGGGCCATCTCGCCCGGCTTGCGCGGCCCCGCTGGCAGCGCCAGCTCCGGCCGTCCCTCGCCGTCGCGGTGGTGCGCAAACAGCGCTGTTAGCTGGTCGTCGGTGAGCCCGGCGAGGTAGTCGATTCGGTGGTTGAAGGGCGGGTTGGCGAGCTGGACGAGAAGAAGTCGCTTGGCAATCCGAGCGTCACCCGGACTGCCTCTAAGACTTTTGGGTCGTTGGTCGCCCTGCTCACCATGAGTGCGGCGATTTTCTTGGCCTCGAGTTCGACGAGCCGCTCGGCCAGCTCGAACGTGAGCCCCTGATCGCGGCACATGATCGTCAGCAACTTGGCCAGCCCGAGCGGTGTCATCAACCGCTTGACGACGATCTCTCCGCCCCATTCATACACGCCTGCGGCAACGTCCTGCCCGTGAAAGCGCTCGGCCCGCTCGCGGGCGGCGTCGTCCTGGTAGCGGCGGCGCGCAATGCCATCGTAGGCGAGTTGCTCGAGCCACACTTGGTACTCGCCCTGATGCGCATTTGTGGGCTTGCCGATCCGGTAGGTTTTCCCGTCGAGAACGAACTCGGTCGGGGCGTTGACGAAGTCTGCGAGTGTCACCCGATGTTCTCCGTGAACGCGCCCTGGCTCTTAACCGTGCAGTCGTACATGACGCGGCCCTTGACTTCCCCGCCGTACTTGGCCCGAAACACCTTAGCGTTTGGGAAGTGGTACGCCGGCACCACGTCGTTGAGGTTCGTGTACAACTTCAAATCTTGGAGAGCGGTGCCGGTCGCCACGCCGCTGAAGTCGCCGTCCACAATGTCGACGACGAACGTGATGTTGACTGTTGCCCCGATGACCCCACCTTCCGGCCAGTCGTAACCTTCGTCCTCGCCGGTAGTCGCGTCCAATTCCTGTAGCTCTGGGCCCACGCTCCACATCTGTGCCCCGGGCACCAGCACGGGACTCATGCCACCCATCTTGACGGCAATGTGACTGCCTGAAATTGGGGGCATGTCTCAGCTCCTCCACCGCGCGCAGGTGATCGGGTATTTGTCGTCCGCCAGTTCGCCGACGGCGGTCGCGCGCCACCAGCGCCCGGCGGTGTCGCGCAGGTAGTCGGTTTCGGCTTGCGGCACGAGGTCGCGGAGCCCATGGGAATCCACCAGCCACGTCACGGATTCGCTGGCCTCGTCGTCGCCGGGCTTCAGCGCCGCGGACAACCCGGCGATCTTGCGCGAGGGCGGCGCACCCGGCGCGGGCAATCGCTGGAACAGCGGGATGTATCGCGTTTCTCGGCTCACGTGCGTGTCTCCAAAACCTCGACGGTAAACACCTGTGTCGAGAAGTTGAACGCCTTGCTTAGCGCGCCCGGGTCGAACGGCGCCTTGCCCACGGTGGTGACGGTGTTGAAGTCGGTCACGCCCGCCCAACTGCCGACCGCCTGCAACTTTTTCCGCACCCGATCGAGCCAGTCGCGCACCGCCGGATCGTCGCCGGCCTTCTCGCCGCCGGCGGTCACGATCGTGACGGCGCAGGGGTACTTCACCAGGTCGGTTTCGGCGTCGATCTTTTCGACGGCCCCGAACTCACCCACGCTCACCACGACCTGGGGGAGCCCCTTGCGGTCGCCATCGGGTACGCTCGGCGTTTTCCGCTTGGTGACCGGCACCGCCGTTGTGAGCGGTTCACCCGCGGCCGGGCGCGTCAGCCCCAGCGCTTCGACCGCGGCTTTCGCGGCATCACCAACAGCCTCGCTGACGCTCAGTGCCACGGCCCGCTACCTCTTGATCACCACGTTCGCGGTGTACACCTGACCCATTGCGATCTGTTCCAGGTCCGTTACCACCCACACGGTTCCGCTGGCCTCAGTGATGGTGTCTTTCGCCTTCAGCGCCCACGTGACCCGGTCTGCTTTGATCACGAATCGCGTGGCATCAGAACCCACATCGCCACCGCCGCCCACGCCGAAGGGCTGACGCCGGCGACCGCGTTTCAGCGCCGGCACCGCTGCTACTGTTGTGACAGCGGTGCCGGCGTCCGCATCGGCGCGGGTGACGGTGACCGGAGCGAGCAGAGGCGCCATCAACTGCTCGAAGTCCGCGCCGATGTTTGCGAACGCTTCGGCCCACGGATCGGCCACGGTTTACCTCGCAACGCTGCGGTGCGTGAACACAGGGTTGGTTTCCGGAGCGGCCCCGGGAATCGCGCGCAGGCTCTTCTCTTGCTCCAACAGGCTCTCGTAATAGCTCTTGCGGTCTATGCTCACGCCGTCGATCGTGTAGTTCGGCAGTGGATTCGCAAGCACTTCCGCGATCTTCGCTGTCACGTCGCGGTAGGCGGCTTGCAAGTTCTGGAGCGGGGTCGGCATCGGCTCGTTCTCCTTTGCCCGGCCGATGTCACGTCAGTCCGGCAGAGCCAGCGATGCGCCGCTGAGCAGGCGGTCCCACAGTGGCGCGCGAGGCTCTTCGGCGGCCATCTTGTTCCGCATCCACATGACGGCCTGTTGCATGCGGAGCGAGGTCGCATCGTCCGGCACGGCCAGGCCATAACGTCGGCCGCCCAGGTGCGCCACCAGAACGGTGGCTTCAACGCCGTTCACGTCACGTCTGGTGGCGGTGACCTTCTCGGGCAAGGTCACTCGCGTCCCGTCCGGATGCACTAAATCACGTCCGTCAATCCGCATCGTGGTTGCCCCTCAGTCCGGCAGCTCGGTAACGACCAGGCGGACGGCCTTGCTGTCGATGTCCTCGGGATCAACCTTTTCGGCGCGCAGGTATTCCGCTTCGGCCTCCGCGCGGTCCGGTGCGAGGACATACCGTTGGGTCCGCACGCCCGAGGGGTGCCCTTCGAGGCGCAGTTTGAAGCGCTTCAGCCCGCCGCCGGCGCGGTCTGACGGTTCGCACAGTCGCGCGAGGCCCGAGGCGGGCGCGGTCTCTTCGGCCCCTTCCTCCGATTCCTTCGCCTTGCCGGCGCCCTGGCGCCCCGCTCTGCCCGGAGTTTTCCCGGTGGCTTTCGGTGGCGTCGGGGCTTTGCTCTCGGTCTGGCTGCCGCCGGCCGCGAGCGCTGCCGCGGCGGCCTGAAGTTCGCTGGTCTGGCTCTCGGCCATGATCGTTGCCCTTTGTGGTCAGGGTGTCAGACAGGGGCCGCCCGGCGCGCGAGCGGTCGCGCTGTCACGCGGTGCATTTCACCATCTTGCGCGGCTGGACGGTGCTGAACGTGCTGCGCTTGGACACCTTGCTCTGGAAGATGATGTCCTGATCGAACTCGAGTTGGCTGCCGGCGCCCATCGTGGTGACCGTCAGCGGCCAGTTCTCGATCTGCTCGAACGCGGCGCCGATGTCGCCGATGAACCAGGTGGTGTCGGAGCCGGACACGGCCCGGAACAACTGGCTGCTCATCGCCTGGATCTGGCCGACGATATCCCCGGTCGGGTTGGGGATCTCCGCGGAGGCCGGGTTGCCCGAGGTCGCGAACCCGGGCGCGGTGCGGCGCACCATGCCCTTGAGGGCGAACGGCACGGTGAAGGCCAGCGCCGGGGGAACGCAGATGTGCTTCACGGTCACGTTCTGCGGCTCGCCGGTGGCGGGGTCGAGCATCTCCACAAGGCACTGCCACGCGGCCTGAACGTCGGTGTAATCGACGAGCGCGTTGGACGCGACGAGGTTATCCCAGGAGTGGAGCCCGCTGTTGTCGCCGTAGGTCGGCAACGGGCCGTAGTTGCGCCAGCGGTAGCGATACTGGTTCTTCGGGGTCTCCCCCGCGTCCACGATGCAGGTGATGGCGCGCTTCTCGTCGCTCACGCCCTGCCACTCGCCCAGCGAGTCGAGCTTGGTCATGAACTCGCCGGTCTGGTCGAAGAACACGGCTTCCTTCGTCGCCCGCGCGACCATCCCGCGCTTGCGGGTTTCGGGCGTGTCGGTCCAGTCCTCGCCGACGCCCACTTCCGGGTACGGCTTCCCCTCCTCGACCACATCGCTTTCGTCGCCCACGTGGGTAACGCCCGGGATGCGCTCGAACTTGAACTTACTCGGACGGGTCGGAATGGCGTTCACGAACACGCGGGCAGGCACATCGTAAGCGGCGAGCACGCGCTCGTAGGCGAACTGCTGGGTGATGTTGAGGAATGCGGTGGTGCTGTTCGCGCCCGCGGACTCCTCGACTCGCGCGGCACGTAGCACCCCGTGCGCGCGCTCGGCGCAGTCGCCCAGGTTCTGGCGGCAGTGGCGGAAGTTGTTCCACCCGAAGCACTCGACGAACAGGTCGCCGAGGTCCAGGTCATCCGTGCGGATCGCGCCCCCGCGGAGCGAGGCCCGCAGCCCGGCCTCCGTTTCCGCCGGGTGGCGTTTGTACGATTCAACCAACTTGGCGGTGTTCATTGCGTCGGTCCCGGGTGGTCTGTGGTGGGGGCGTTGTTCGGGGTCGGGTGTTAGCGCGCCTGCCAGCAGCCGATGTAATCGACCAGCGTGGTTTCGAGGCTCGTGCTGCCGTTCTTGCCGCCCACGAACAGGTTGACGTTCGCGATCGCGGTGAGCAGCAACTGGTGGCGGATCGGCTGACCGGTCGCGGCCGAAATCATGAGCCGGCCGTCGATCGTGGGAACGCAGGTCGCGTAGTTGCCGAACGCGTCGAGGATCTCGATGCCGAGCTGCTGGTAACTCGCCCCGCCGGCCGCTTCGACGCTCTGGCTGACGGTCACGTCGGTCCCGTTGCGGGTGACGAACCGCCACACGTTTTCCCCGTCCACCTTGTAAATCGCGATCACCGCGCCACTGGCGCGCATCCCACCGCCGTTGTCGACGATCAGGTCCGCCGCCGGCGACGAGGCCAGGCCGAACGCGACGTTGGCCGCCGCAGTGTTCGCCTCGGTGAACTGGATCAGCGCTTCGGCGTACAGCGGTTTGTTGGCCGCCGGCTTGAACAAGGCGTTGGTGGTGGCGAGGTACGCTTCGTCGTTGTCGGCTACGCTTCCGTCGGAGTTGGTGAGCGTGGCGATCCCGCCGACGCCGGCGGCGGCGATCGACCCGGCGTCGGTGAGGACGGCTGTCCAGAGGTGCGGACTGATGTACCAGGGGAAGTCATCGTAGACCCCGTGCAGGTCCTTCGCTTCCTTCAGGACTTGGGCCATGCGAACGATGTTCATGGTCGCGGTCTCGTGTGGACGGGTTAAGTGGACGGGCAACGGGCGGCGGGCTCAGCCGATCAGGCGATCCACGCCGCGAACTCTTTCGGGTCCGACGGGGGCGCCCCCTCGGTGGCCTTCTTCGGCGGCGTGATGGCCTCGGTGGTGATGCGCCCCCGGCCCGCGCTGCTCGGCCGCTCGGGAACGTCGGCCGGGGCACCACTCGCTTTCTTGAGCCGCTCGGCAACGGCTTTACGCCGCTCTTTTGGAGCCGCTGCGATCGTGTCCAGGTCGGCGCGATCGGGCCGGTAACCGATCGAATCACACACGTCCAGCGCCTCGCTGATCGCGTTGCTCGCGGGCCGCCGGCTCTCCGGCGTGGTGTCGTCGCCGTCGTCGCCGCCCCCGGTTTCCGGGTCGCCGTCCTTATTCGGGGTGCCGTCCGTGTTCACCTTGGCGTGCGCGGCGAACATCTCTTTCAGCTTGCCGAGCACCTCTTTGGCTTTCGCCGGGTCGTCGAGACCCTGCTGAACCAGGCCCATGCACGCCTGATTAAAGGCCGCGGTGATGCCCTCGCTCGGGTCCGCATCCCCCGCAGGCTCGTCGACCGGTGAATCCATCAGGCCGCCCATCGCCGCGTCGTCCTCGGCGACCAGTAGCAGCTTGCGCGCGGCCCGCTGGCGCGACTCGACGAGTCGCCCGCGGAGTCGATCGATTACGGCCCGGAGCGTCGTCTTCACGGCGGTTCCCTCGAATAAGCCTTTGGTGGTGGCAGGTTGAGCGACGAGATCGATCGACTCGACGGAGCGGATGGCCTCGACCATTTCGCGCCCGCCGGTGCCGGGCCGGGTGTCACAGAGCGCGACGTGGCTGAAGCCGAAGAGCGCGGGGTTGCGCTCGGCGGCCTCCATGACGCGCTCGTACATCGGATGCGATTTGAGGAGGTTCAAGGTGCCGCGCGGGCGGCCGTCGGGTCCGGGGCGGACGTTGGTGAACCACCCGAGCCGGCGCTCAACAGTGCTCTCGCGGCTGTGGTCACAGTTGACGGGCCGGCCCTCGTACTTCGCGCAGTCGCGCTTCAGCACGGCAACGGGGTAATCGCGCCCGTTGGCGCTGCTGGTGCCGCAGATGAGCACGCCGTCAATGGTGCCCGCGGTGCGGTTCGGCTTGGCGCCGCGGAGTGGCTCCGCGGTCCACTCGCGCACGAGTTGTTGGGTGGTGGCCGCTTCCGCGACGCGCTTTTTCTTCGCCATGCCCCGGCCGATGTCACGCGGCCGGGGTTGCGTTGCTCTGGAGGTGTTTCAGCAGCTCGGCCAGTTGCTCGGGATCGTCCGCCATCGCCTGAAGGCGCTCCGCGGTCGCGTCGTCGCCCTCGTCGCGGGCCTGAAGGATGGCGGCGGTGAGTACGTCGTTCATCGGTGTTTCGGTCTCCTACGCGAGCCGCGCGTTCGCCTGCTCGTCGGGCGTTTGCGGGCTGTGCGGTGGTTTGTGCTGTTTGTTCAACTCAACTTCCCTCAGCGCGTCAGTGATCCAGGCGGCCTTCTCAGCCTCACTCGCCGGGGCGTCGGGTGAGGTTGTCGAGCGTGCTTCGGATCGCTTTCTTTGCGTTTTCGAGCGTTTCGGCGCGGGCACGGTCCTTCTCCTTTTTGGTCTTGGCTTTCTTCATCTGCACGGCGCCGGCGTCGAGCGCATCGGAGATCGCACCCTTGCGGTTCGCCAGCAGGTCGTATGTGTTACTGTGCGACTCCAACTCCTGAGCGCGGCGCCTGTTCTCGTCGGTGTTGAGCGAGTTGCCCGCGTCGGCTACGCGACCGGCCCGGCGCGTGCTGGCGACGGCGCGGAAGTCGTTCAGCTCCTGGGCGAGGGCGCTGCGCACGTGTCCGGCCAGCTCGGCGCGCTCGACGAAGGTATCGTCCTCGCTCTCCTCGTCACCCCACAGCGTGCTGTTGACGGTGGTGACGGCGGGCACGGCCGCCATCTGTCGGGCCAGTTCTTCGACGGTCCGGTTCGACAGGTCCTTGCCGCTCTCTTCTCGCTTGTCGAGCAGCTTGAACAGCTTCTCTTGCCGGTCCGGGTTGTCGAGGTGCTTTGCTACGGCCAGAGCCTTTTCCGGTTCCAGCGTGCCGCGTGCAACGCGATCAAACGCCTTGTCGTTGAGCTTGGTCATGGTGGCCGCATCCTCGGCCAGCTTGCCTTTCAGGCTCACCCCGTGCTTCTCCAAATCGGCCGGGCTGACCCCCATGTCCCGCATGAACTTCGCCGCATCAACGGCGGTGCCGCGGCCCTCCGCGATGTTGATCAACGCCCCTTTCGCGCGAGCTTCGCGCGCGTCCTTGGCTTGGAGGTAACGCACAGCCAGATCCGGGTGACCGGTGCGCGCCGCGAGCTCGTGCCGGTGGTGGCCGTTGACGATGTACGTTTCTCCGTCCGCCGGATCGCGCCACACGCTGACCACCCCCGCGAACTCGGGGTTGAACGATTTCACCCCTTCAAGTTCCTTCGTCACGCCGGCCGGGTTGTTGGTGTTCAGCTTGAACTGAAAACGTCCCGGGTCCACCTTCAGTTCGTGGGTCGGCACAGTCCGCACCTCGCCGGGCTTCGGCGGCGCGTTCGCCGGTGCGGCCGGAGCGGTCTGCGCGCCCTGCTGGCGGACGTGCTCGACCAGTCGGCTTGCGAGCGCGGCTTTGCTGCCGCCGATCTTCTGCCGGAACTCCAGGTTGAGCGCCCGCAGGTCTTCTTTCGACAACCCGGCCGCGTGGTCAGCCAGCGCTTTGACGTCTGCCGCGCTCAGGCTCGACGGATCGGCCAGCGCGCGCGAAACGACGTGATCCGCGCCGCGCTGCTGTGGCTGAGTGTTTTGAGCCACTCCCGCCCTCACCCAGCGCTTCACCTGATTGCCGTTGCGATCGGTGATGGTCATCAGCGTGAGACCGGCCCGGGCCTCGGTGCTGAGCAGCGCGTACAGCGCCTCACTCACCCACTCGTGACCTTCCGCGGTGCGGCCGATGTGCTCGCTTGCGACCGATTCTTGATGACCGGTCTTCACGAGCCCCTTGATTGCGAGCTGCCGATCCGGCCCGCGCACCGGCTGACGCACCACTACCACCGCGTCACCGGTCCAGGCCGATGCGCCGTCAGCGGTGTGGTATAGCGCCCCGTCAAACTTCGTCGTCTGGCCGGCCTCCGGTCCCTCGAACGTGCCACCGAACCAGCGGATCACGTTCGCCAGATGCTCGGCGACTTCGGGCTTGCCGTCTTTGATCGCGTCGCGGTGAACGGCTGCAAGGCGCTCGACGGTCGCGTGCCGCCGAGCTTCGGGCGAGAGCGGGACCTGCTCGCCCGGCACGTTCCACGCGGCCGTTTCAAGGTAATCCCGCACGTCCTGTGTGGGCGCGGCCTCGGCAAGATGGTTCAGGTACTGTTTGTCAGCAGTGGGATGCTTTTTCAGCACCGCAGCGCTCGGTGCGCGGCTCGTGTTGCCGGTGTCCTTCTGGGGCGCCGGCGCGGGTACAACGTGGCCTTTCTTCAAAGTGAACCAGCGCCCGGAATCACCTTGCCAGGTCTCCCCCTCGCTCTTGGCCTCGGTGGCGATCTCGCTTTGCTCGGCCAGCGCGGACCGCAACCCTTGCTCGACGGTCGCGGCATCCGGTGTGGGCGCCTGCACCCCGAGCTGCTCGTGCAGGTGCGCGAGCAGCTCGGCGATAATCTCCGCCCACTCGTTCACGCCGTCGGTCTCGACGGCTTCCGCCCGACCGCGCACCTGACCCGCCGCCCACGCGCCGGCCTTCACGATCAGTTTCGACGCGATCGAAGCCACCAGATGCCCGGAGATCCCCACGCCGATCGTGTCGGCGAGGTTGGCACTGACAAAGTCGGCGTTGCGCGGGTTCGCGGTGCCGCTCGATGTGTTGGGGTTGTACCCCAACTTCCCGAGATCGCTGGGCGTGTCGAAGATGTCCGCCAAGAGGCTACCGAGCGCCGCGGTCTTGGGGGAGTTCGCGACCTTGACCGCCCAGATGTACGTTTTCGCCGCGGCGGTCAGAGCGACGTCTTTCGCCTTCGCCACCACAGACGCCGCCGGCCGCTCCGCTTCCGGCAGCGCGGCAACGGCCTGGTCGATGCCGCCCGTGATGTCGGCGCGGTCCTGGTCGGGCACCTGCTCGACGGTGCCATCTGCGCTGGGCTTCGTGCCCGCATCCGAGTTGCCCGCCTGGGGTTGGGCGACCTGCTTCCCGTCCACGTAATGCCGCTTCCGCCCCGCGGCGTCGGTGATGTCGCCGGTGAACTTCTCGCGCAGGATCTGCTCACCGAAGATGTCCGTCGGGTTTGGGCTGCTCCCATCCCCGCCGGCGCTGCCCGGCGGTGTCGAGGTCGGATCGGTGGGCGCGGGAGGTGCGCCCGGGGGAGGCGAGGCCGGAGGTAGTCCCCCGCCGCCCTGGTCTGGGAACTTGGCCTGCCACTCCGCGATGTCCTTTGCCACCTGATCGGGCTCGGCACCCGTCGATCGCATGAATTCGAGCGGGCTGGCGCACTTCTGCTGGTACAGCGAAAGGAACGTCCGCGCCTTCTTCTCCTCGTCCGCGATCACCACCGGGCCGGCAGTGGCGACCGGTTTGACGCGCTTCGAGGTTCCCCGCGCTAACCGGCCCGAGCGCTCGCAGAACTCGAGTACGCGCGTCGCCACCCGGCACGCGAACGCCTTCACCCGTTCCTGCCGCCCCTGTGTCAGCCGCACGAACGGCGACCCCGTTACCAGCACGCTGGCGAAGCTCGCGTCCCCTTCGCCGCTGAAGTAGCTCGGGCACCCCCAGCGGAACCCGACGCCCTTCAACACCAACCGCTCAACGGTCTCGAACCCGGCCGTACCGCTCGACACCGGCCCCGGTTTCACCTCGCGCCCGCCCTCGGTGCGCACGACGGTTCCCGCCTCGTAACCCGTCACACTGGTCGATGAGCCGGGGTTGCCCGCGGGCTTAACGCGGCTGTAGTCCTCGCCCATCCGAACCGAGTTGATGACCTGATCGAGAGTCGCGTTGGGGTACTGCTCCCACCACGCGATGGCTGCTTGCACCCGGGCCACGTGGGCCATGTTGTCGAGCAGCCCCAGCACCTTCCGCAACTGCTCGCCCACCGGGAAGAAATCGGACAGCCCCCGCTTCACCGTGCGGTCCACGTTGGCCTTCATCCGCACGTACTCGGACGACGCCACCTGCCGCCCCCGTGACACGTTGGCCGGATCGCAGAGCCAGAGGCCTTCTTCGCGCTCGTCGTCGCCCTCGGCGGTGATCACTCCCCACCCGAACGGGTCCAGCGTGCTGTGACCGTCGGGGGTGCGGATCAACTCCGGCTCGATGTGACGCACATAGGGCAGCCCGTCCGATGTGTCGTCGCCCACAAAGAACCGCAGCGTCGTTTCACCCTCCACGATGAGCCGCCGCCGACATTCCTCCTCGCGATCCTCTTCACCTTGCCCCCACTCTGCGAACTCGCACCACTCCTCCCACAGCGCGAGGCACGCTTTCGCCACCGCTTCGGCCTGCGCGTCGCCCCGCCGGCGCGGCACGAACGCCAGTTGCATCGAGCCGACGAAGTTGGAGATGTGGTCGCGGAACCCGAGCGCGAGGTGATTGCGGATGCACAGGTCACGGGCCAGCGCCACATGCTGCCGCCACTCGTCTTCGTTCAGGTACGAGAGGGGCGCTTTGGTGCGGTCCTGGGTGCGCTGCGCCGGGCGGTTCACACGCCACGAGCCGTAGCCGGGGAAGCCATCGCCGGCGTCCAGCCAGTCTTGAGGCGAGAGTAGGTTGTCGAGTGACAGGAGGGTTTCTTCGAGCCGCCGCACCTTGGCCGCGTGCTCACGCTTCAACTGCGCGAGCGATGCCGACTCGACGGCCGGAGCGCCGGGGAAGTGATCGGATACGCTCAGCGTGATGGCGGCAGGGTACATGCCCGGCCGATGTCACTCACGCCGGCAGCTCGAACGTGACGCCGGGCCAACGGCGCTGAAAGAGCAAGCGGTTCAAAAAGCAGTTCATTTTCCAGTACGTGTCGGGCGGATCGGCAACGTCGATGTCGTCGTCGCAAAAGTTCACCCACCGATCGGCAATCAGGAACGAATCAAGCGGGGGCGGGGCCGGGTTCACGATGTGCGTCACGGTGTCCATGCTCAATAGCGCCGTCAGGCGAACGCGCGCGACCGGGTGGCTCGCGCGGGCCTCGTCGCCGTAATTGAACCACGCGCCGGGCGAACAGACGACCTCGTCGACAAAGCCGCGGCGCCAAACCACCTCGTCGGGCCACCGCCACACCTCGCGCGGCCACAGGTCTCGTTCGCGCGCGAACAGCGCGGGCAGATCGCCCGACACGTCACCACGGGCAACCGCCGCGATCCGGCACTGCACGCGAACGAACTCCGCCCGCCGCTCGTCCCCGTGCTGCGCGAGCCAGTCGGCGTACACGAGCCGCGGCGTGTCCTCGTCGGGCTGCGCGATGATGGCGGCGAGCAGGGCCGTTTCGTCGGAGGTGACCGGCGCGGGCACGAGGCCCGTGCCGTTGCAGACGTGGCATTCGAGGGAGAACGGTAGGGTTGGCGTGTGCAACCGCCCGCCCTCACATGGGCGCCCCATGTGCGGCCCGACCGCCGTGCAGGCGACCATGAGCCCGCTGCCCGGTGTACCGGTCACGTTCCGCCTCCCACCAGCTCCTGGAGCCGAATCACTGCCGTCGCCAGCGCGTCGGGGCCGTCGTCGTGGTCGCCGTTGAACAGGTCGCGCAACTGGTCGACCAGCATCCGGCCCCCGACGGTGTTCCGAACGCGCAACTGGCCGCGGCGCAGGTAATCGTTGAGCACGCGGATGCGCGTCTCCTTCTTGATGACCTGTGTGCGTTCGGTGTAGGTGAGCATGACCGGGCGGCCAGCCTCGCGCCGCTCACGCAGGATCTGCTCCGCGGTCGGCCGAAACAAGCCCATCGTGTTATTCACCTCGGCGACCAGTTCCAGCGGCCCCCAGCTCGCGGCGAGGTCGATGGCGCGCTCCACCCAGCCCGGCTCGCGGCGCATCTCGCAGTCCACGTACAGCAGCCCGAACCGGGACAACCCGAGTTGCACGTGAGCCTGAAAGTCGCTCTTGTCCGAGTTGCCCTTCGACGGGTCGAGGGACTGGAGTTTCAGAACGATGTCCGTGGGCCACTGCTCGAACCAAAGGTCCGTGCGGTCGAACAGCTCCGCGGGCCACTCGGCCCCCTCGATCGTGCCCGGAACGCCTTGGTACTCCGTCTCGAAGCCGGACGCCCCGATCGTCGCGCGCAGCAACATCAGCTCGACCAGCGGCCAGCGCTGCGGCCAGTACACGCGCGCCCCCCGGTCCATCGCCGCCTTGCGTGCGGCGTAGTACGCCCGGGCGGTCTCTTCGCGGTTGGGGTCGGCGAGGTTCGATGCAAGGCGCGCGAACTCCGACCAGCTTTCCATGTCATCGGGCCAGCGGTGAACGGCTCGGAACGTCCGGCCGGTCCACCCGGGCAGTTGCCCGATGCGCACCGCGACGGCCTCACGATGGAGCGCGCTGCCGACCGCCAAGAAGTTCGTTCGCTCGTCGCCCGCGGGCATCACCTCACGCGTCGCCCACTGCCACGCGCGGGCGCGCTTCACGGGGCTGGTCACGTCCTCGTTGTTCTGAATGTCGTCGAAAATGATGAGGCTCGGTCGGTTGCTCCGGTTGCGGCGCCCGCGCACCTTCTTGCCGGAGCCGAGGGCCTCGATCAGCGACCCGTTGCGGAGCCTCAAACGCGACTCCTTCCACTCCGGGCCGGTGCCCGTTGCTGTGGGGTAAGCCGCGCGAAGCAGGTCGTTCTCTTCCAGTTCCTTGCGGATGTGGCCCAACAACAGATCGGCTTGGTCGCTCGAATCGGACAGGATGAGCGTATAGGGCTCCCACTTCTCCAGGGCCGCGCGGAGCGGATAGGCTAGCGTGTTCCAGGTGCTCTTCGCCCCCCCACGGGGCGCAATGTAGCTCAACCGCGAACCGCGCCGCGTGTGCAGGCCGTCCAGGTCGCGCTCGAAATCGGCATGGAAATCGGCCGGGGGGAACCGACCGAAGTATTCCGGCAGAAACTGGCGGTTCCACGCACCGGGGCTAAGTGTCCCGGCCTCCCACTGCCGCAGCGCGGCGACGAGGTCCGCGACGGCGTCAGGTGGAAGGGCCGACAATTGCTCGTCGAGCTGCTGCGAGGACAGCGCGCTTATCGGCGTCGGTGAGCTTCGACGTGTCGATTTTGGGCCGGTCCTGGTGCGGGCCATCTTCTTTGAGCAACCCAAAGTGCTTCGAGAGGATTTCGAGCGCCCGCAACTTGTCCCAGCGCTTCACCTTCACCGTCCGGACGATGTTGACCTTCAAGCGCGCCCGCTTCAACTCGCCACCGTGGGCCTGCGGCTCGCGGCTTTCTTCCGGCTCTGAGTCGTCGGCCGCGAACTCCTCCTCGGTCTCGACCGCCGCAACGGTGGCGTCCGTTGCCTCGTCCCATTCGGTCGGCGGCTTGAAGGTGCCGTCGTCGCGGTACAGCGACTTGTTGCGCTGGAACGCGATCAGGCCAAGCTCTCGGATGACGCGCTGAGGGGTGATGCCGTCCGCCGCGGCCGCGGCATCGAACAGTTCGGCCACCCTCTTCGAGATGTCATCATTTGCTAGCAAACGTGGGGCATTCGCACGCGCCGCCGCACGGCTCGCTTTCGGGTACGCGTCCTGATAAGCATCGGTCGCGTTGAACTTCCGCGCGATGTACCGGACACAAAACAACTCTTGCTGTGCTGTGAGGGCCATTTCGTTACTCCGTTGCGGCCTCCGCTTCGAGGTCCGCCAGGACCGCCAGCAACGAATCCATTAGCGGCCAGGAGTCGCCGCTAAGCGGCACCCCGTGACGGGACGCGATCCGTTCCAGGCGTGCGCGGTGGGGGCTGCGCAACAGATCCGGTAGCACGCCCGTCGGCTGCGGCGGAGCCGTTTTCGACGGCCGCTTCATGCACACGAGCCGGCGCATCGACTGCTCGAACGCCTTCAGCGTCCGGTCGAGCGGGGCAAGTGAACACCCCTGTTCAGCGGACATGTCTGTCGCCTTTGCCAGATCCTGAATCACCCGCGTCTGGCTTACACCTTCGGCGCGGGCAATGTCCCGCGTGCTGGCTCCGGCGGCGCGGGCGGTAACGACGCGTTGCAGCCGCCGGGCGCGCGAGGCTTCCTGCTCCTCGCGTGTGAGCTGCCGCCGGTCCACGTTGAGCGCCAAGCACTCCGCACGGGCCTGCTCGTCGGTGAGTGTGCCGCGGTGCTGAACCGGCAGGTCCAGCCCCATTTCGGCCGCGATGGTGATGCGGTTCGCCCCGTCAATGACGCACCGTTCACCCCAAACGGGGCTGTCGTACGTCACCACCCGCACCAGCACTTTCTTGTGCTGGCCGATGGACACGCGTAGTTCCGCGGCCTCGCGCTCGGTGAGGGGCCGGATCAGGTCCGCGAAGGGCAACTGATAAAGCAGCCCGCAGGCGCGGACAATGGGCAACGAGTGAGCCATTGGCTTCCGGTTCGTACAGGGGAGGTTAGTGCCCGTTTGACGGGGCTGGCTTCACTTTGGTTCGTCGTCCGGCGGTGGGGTGCCGGTTGCCTTCAATGACCAGGAAATCGCCGCTGCCGCTCATCAGGGCCGTTGCCGCTGCCTCGGTCGGAGCGTCGCCCACCCGCTCCCAGCGGGCTCGCTTCACGTGGAGCTTCCGCCAGAGCACAAACACCGGGGTGGTCACAGCGGTGGTCACAGCGATTTTTTCGCTATGGACACTCGGAACCCTTTGTTTTCTAGCCTTGGTCATAGCGGTCACAGCGGTCAT